GCTACGCCCGAGTCACTTACACCGATTGCACCGCGATAGTTCGGAGGTATCTTTCCAGGCGCGGCATAGATTCCACGTGTGAATAGGGATTGATTGAGATGAGTCGATGCTCCAGTCGTATTAAATGAGACTGGATCGAGCTTCGTCTTGTTGATTGACACATTGACAAGAGCATGCTTTTCATTGATGTACTCGCCATCAACTTGCAGATAAGGAACCAAGTCTCGTTGCGTCGCTCGATAGTACGCATAAACGGCATCCGCAGCGCCAGCCGGATCGACTGAGCCACCGTTGGTGCCGACATAGACAAACGTGTCCGAGGTCGTCTTGCCACGTGTCGCCTTTTTGGAAAGGGCAGCCAGTTCGAAGTTGTATCCACCGCTTGAGAATCCCATTAGCTGAATACGAAGCCTCCTGTGCGTGCGCGTTCGGCAAGCTGAGATGTATTCTCAGCCGTTTGAATGATGGCTCGCTTCACATCGTCCGAGAGACCTTCGCCGGCAACTTGTGGCATTTGCAGCCTCGCAACGCTTTGCGATAGTGCAGCATCGAATTCCTCCAAACGCACCCGAACCGCTGCAAAGGAGGCCATGATCGATTCGAGATTGAGCGAAGGTTCTTGATCGTCAACCGTCGGTTCTATGAAATCCTCGGGCGACGATACTTCAGCGTCCACTGGCTGCAGACCGAGTTCCGGTTCAACTTCTGGAACTTCAAGTTCTGGATCATTCGCGTCCGCACCGGCATTCACATCAGCATCGACGCCATCCGGATCGACTTCGTTCCTTTGATCAGGAGGCTCGATCACGGGAATGAGCGATGCACCACTACCAAGACCGAGTCCACGACTATCGAAGTTTCCAGCCGCTTCTGTTTTCTCCGTCGGCTCTTCGGGGCCATCGGAGAATCGATCCATTGAATTTTTGGCAGACCGATCCAAACCAAGCTTAAGATCCTTTTTCTTGGGCGGCTTCAGTTTTGGATCTTTGATGCCATCCACTTCAACCTTGGGAACCTTCAGTGCGCCGGACTTCGGCGGATTCGGCATCTCTGGAATCGGAAGACCAGGCTCTTTAGCGGGTGTTGGTTCTTGGGGTTTGGCTGCGTTGGCTGTTTCTACAGCCGCATCGAACTCCGCTTGAGCTGCGGCTACTTGCTGGTCACGCTCCTTGGCACGATCTTCTGGCGACTGGCGACCGGCTTCGCGGGCAATGCGAGCTTCCTCACGCATTTGATCAAGAGTCTTTTGAACGCCAGCGGTGGTGTCATCGATAGTCTTTTGTCGCGTGAGACCCGCCGCTTCGTTTTGCTTGAACTGCTCCTCTTTGGACGCATCAACGGTTTGGTTCTTGGCTTCGGTCTCCTGATCGATGACCGCCATCTCGCCATCAATGTCGCGACCAGCGCGGGCCTTGCGACGTTCCTCAAGTTGCTGCTTAATCCCTTCCTGCATCTGAACACGATTGGATTCGATCTGTTGCTTGCGTGCGTCGCGTCGCTTCATGCGATCGGCGATGGCTTGCTGTTTCTTATTTTCTTCAGCTTCGTCGGCTGTTCGAATCTCCTTGTCGATCTTGGCCATTTCAACTTCGACATTCACATCGTCATCGAATAGCGATTTCAGCTTGATCCAGGCCTTGCGCAGAAAGCCGACGGTCGAGTTCCACATCGATTTGACTTGGGCGACGAACACCGACCATGTATCAGCGAGATAGTCGATGGTTTCGACCCAGGCGGTCTCTACGCCTGCAAGCGCATTGATGAGCACGCCACCAATCTGCACAGAAACATCGCCGGCTATATCCACCAGCTCACGCAATCGAATGAATCCCTTTTTCAGAAATCCGATTGTCGAGTTCCACCCCTTCTGTACCGAGGTCGTGAGGATTGTCCAACCATCGGCCATGAAACCGAGCGTCGCATTCCATACGCTTGCAAGTCCTGATAGGGCACTGATCAGCACATCGCCAATCGCATAAGCGGTGTCGCCCCAAACATCGGACAGGTAATTGGTGAAGTCGGCCCACACTCCTTTGAGATAGGTTGTGCCTTTGATCCACTGGAGCTTGAGATAAGTCCACAGAACGTTGGCCGCTGCGGTGATGTCGCCGGCAGCCAGTGCATTGGCGATCGCACCAAAGGCTTTGATCGTGTCAGCCTTCAGCGTTTCGAAGACGCCTTTCAAATACTCGATCGCTTCGCCAGCGATGCCGGATGAGTAGACGAAGTAGGCACCCAGTGCGGCAACTGCAGCGACAACAAGTCCGATAGGTGTGAACAGAGCGCCGATCATGGTTACCAGGACACCGATCGCGGTTCCTACTAGTGAGAACATCGAAGCTAGCCCACCAACAGCGAACGCGGCCACACCAGCAGCGCTGCCAATACCGATGAAAGCCGCGCCGACAGCAACGACGCCGGCAACGATCAGCGCGACTTTCTTGACAACTTCCTGGTTCTTGCCGATCCATTCAATCAGACCGGAGAGAGCCCGAGAGATTGCGTTCATCATTTTGGTGACCGAGAGGTCCAGCGATTCACCAATCGCAATGGCCACGCCCTCGATCGAGCTTTTCAGGATTCGAAACGCGCCACCGATCCCTGCATCCATATCGCGTGCGGTCTTGTCGGCGATGCCATTTGACTTCTTCAGGTCGGCAAGCAGCTTCTTGGTGTCGGTGACCGTCTTTCCAATGGCCGAAGCACTGGTAATGCCCATCAAACCGAAGACTTCGTTAAAGGCTTGGGCACGATCACCGCTTCCCATGTTGGCCGATGCAGCGGCAACTTCGCCAAGAATGTCGACTAGGTCGCGTGCATTCCCTTGGGCATCCTTGGTCGCAACGCCGAATACCTTTTGAAACTTCTCAGACTCTGCCGCGCTCAGAGTGAGTAATCGACGTAATGCTGTACCGGCTTCACTACCCTGAATCCCGAGGTTTCCGAGCGTGCCAAGAACGGCAAGCGTTTCTTCGAGGCTCATGTTGGCATCGGCTGCCACAGGACCGGCGTATTGCAACGCTTCCCCAAGCGACTCAACCGAGTTGAAGGACATGTTGGCTGCTGCGGTCAATCGATCCGAGACTCGCACAGCATCGGTTGCTTCCAAGCTGAATTGACGGATCGTGGCTGACATGATCCCAGAGCTAACGGTTGCATCCGTCCCAGTGGCTCTTGCTAGATTCATGACCGCGCCGGTCATCTCTTCAATCTGCTTGGGTGAGAAACCTGCTCGACCGAGTTCAGTCATCAGAGAAGCGACCTCACTGGCCGAGAAACTTGTTGTGGCTCCCAAATGCTTTGCTTTGTTACGCAGCGATTCCAATGTCGCGCCGGTTGCATTGGCAGCTGCGCCTGCGGCCCGAATCGCATCATCGAAACTGGTATAGACTGCCAAGCTGGCTCCCACAGGTGCGGCGGCGGCAACGCCAAGGCCAGTGAGCTTGGTGCCGACCAGTCGCGTGGACGCCCCGAACGATTTGAGCCGCTTTTGCGCAGCTTCGAGTCCCTTGAGGAACTGGGCACTCCTCGCGGTCAGCTCGACGTATGCTCCTCCGGCTCTGACTTGCGACATGGCGATTCTGACGTTCTTGGTTGAAAGTTAGCACCGAGCATCGCAGCTGCTTGTTCAACAGTTCCGCGAGCAACGATTGGCTTTTGGTCTGCGTAGGGATTGAAGTCGTCGGGCTTGAATGGCTTGCGACGTCTCTTACGATCACGGTTCATCTCGGCCATCAACGCCATGATCGTGCTCGCGACATTCCAATCGTGTTGGCGTTTGGCCTCAGCCATCAGCACAAGTTGGCGAAGTGTTAAGGGACCTGGATCGACTCCGACGATGCCGGCAAGTCGGACGATGAGTCGTTCAATGTCGGCACAGCGAGCTTGCGTTCGAGATCTTCTACGAACTTGTCGACCAAGTTCGGATCGTCCAGTCGCTTCTCGATCGCACTGATCCCCCGTGTCTCGATCAGCTTCTGCTTCTCGGCCGCCTTCCGCAGAAGACGGCGTCGCGACTCCGGGAAGTAATTGATCAGTGCTTCGAGGAGTGCACCGGTGGCATCGTCGATAGAATTGCCAGCGAGCCCCTCGCCGAAAGCTTCGTCGGTGATCTGCTGCTGGTCCGCTTGCGGCTTGCAGATTGCAAAGAGCACATCGCCCAGGAGCAATGGATCGGTCGAGAGTCGCGTGATCAAATCACCATCGATTGCTTCAAGAAGATGCACTCCGGTGAGAGTCTTCACGCGGCGCAGCGTCGTGTTGTCGATATCCACAATCCAAATGCGACCGGCGCGGTCAACGAACTTCTGCATGATGCCTCCCTGAGTATTATGAATCCTCTAAACCAACCACAACGACAGCGATCAAGGACCAGCCAAGCCCGGTCCCACATTCATGCCACCACCGCCAGTCGATTGCGTTGGTTTGAGAGTCACATCAGCCGAAATGACCTCCTCCAAGTTCTGGTTGACATTGAAGGTCATAACTTCGCAAGTCAGAGTGAGCGTTCCACCGGCATCGCTAATACCGACATCACACGGATCACCTGAACTCCATAGGCCTTGAAGCATGCCAAAAGCAGAGTCACCCTCTTTATTGAGGACCGTGAACTCGATGGATGCGTCCTTAAGCGTTCCCACAGTCGCACGCCAACCGTTGTTCGCGCGAGTACTGGCATCCGCTTCGGCCTTCTCGAGGCTGACGGTCAAATCCTTGACGTTGGTGATCTCGGCACCGTCGATGGTGAGGACGGCTTCGAGACCAAGTCTTACTTCTGGCATTGTGAATGATTCCTTTTGACGAACTTTTACTTGACTGAGTTGGCCCAGAACGTGGGGAGCCGACTCCGATTGGCTTCCAGAGCCGGCTTCATGAATGGTCGCTTGGGATAATGGCGAGGCTTGTTGTCACTGCGCCGTTCGTTCTCCTCGACAATCAAGCGAGTTGCTCGGTTGGCTTGCGCCGCAGATCGCAGTTCGATCCTCGCAAACTTGGTCTTGCTTCCGTGTTGTATGGCACGGATGGGACCATGCTCGCCAACCTTGAATCGATGCGGCTTGAGCTTTCGACGCTTGGTTGCCACGCCACCGAATTCATGCAAGT